GGCCGGAGGTATTCCAGGCTGTAGGTATTTTTGCCGGACCTCGTAGTAAGGGGATTGTTTTTCTTGATGTGGACCGGAACCTGTCGCGGTTGCGGAAGAAGTGGAAGGACACACTTGAGGGTGCTCCAGTCGTTACCAGTACGAAGAGCAATGCGGCGAAGTACCTCTTTAGGGTCCCTGAGGAGCTGTGGGGCCAGGTAAAAGGTTTTGGGTTGTCAGATACCGGGGCGGGGTATGAAGTGCTCTGGGGGCGCCAGGGGCTCATCTACGGAACATATCCGGGTTCGAGTGATGGGAAGGCTCCAGCTGGGTCGTATGGGTTTGAGGGGGATCTGGAGGAGGTGCCGGTGGCGCCCGAGTGGTTGTTGGCGGAGATGCGCGATGCGGCGGGGCGCGAAGTGCAGGATGCGGGGTTTATTAAAAACCGTAAAGCGTTGGATTTCTCGGATAGGGACCCGGCGGAAGTTGCTGAGATGATCCAGTGCGCTTTGAAGGTCATACCGGGGCAGGGCATTGGTAGTCGGGATCACTGGATAAAGGTTGGTATGGCGATCCACTCGGAGGTGCCGGGGGATTTGGGGTTGACTTTATGGTCGGCGTGGTCAGCAGAAGATCCCGAGTATGCGGGGGAGTGGACGGAGGAGAATCCGTGTGAACCAGTCTGGAAGTCGTTTAGGAAGGGACCGGTGTCGTTGGGCACCTTGTTCTGGATGGCCGATCAGCAAATGCCCGGCAGGTTGTGGTTGCCCGAGGATTTGCGCAAGGTTGTTGTTGATGTGGAGAGCGACAACGTAACTCGTATTAGGCAGGTGACTATCGAGTTTCCCAAGCTTGTGGCGAAGGCTAGGGAGATCCAGGAGTTGGATAACCCGGCGGAGATGGCACACCGTATGAATGCGTTGGCCTTGGAGGCTGGTTATCGAGATGCGGGCGCACTGGAGCGTTTGTTGATTGCTCAGGTCCAGTACGAGCAGCAGGATGATGATATGGACATCGGTTACCTTATAGATAAAGATATTAAATTGGAGTATTTGATTCCTGATTTGTTGCCTTTACCTGGTGTTGTGATGATTCACGGTGCTGGTGGTGATGGTAAATCTATGACGGCGTGGACACTAGCTAAGCATGTTGCTAGAGGTTTACCTTTTTCTGTACGTGGGGATTTTGTTCCAGTTAAACAGGGGAATGTGTTGATTCTTAATGGGGATCAATCTGAGGTGCAAGTTAAGCAGCAAATGATGGAGTTGGAGTTGGGGCATAATGATCCGATTCGTGTTGTTATGGGTTGGGATATTAACTGGTATTTTAGATTTATTGCGTTGGTTAAAAAACATCAACCGGCATTGATTGTGATTGATTCGATTACTGGGTGTTCCAGGGGATCGGCGTTTGATGAGAATAGAAAGGAGTTTGCCGGGCCGATTTATTGGCTGGCTAATAACAATGGCAGGTTGTTTCCGGCTTGCACAATCGTGCTGATCCATCACAGCAATAAGTCGGGTGGGTTTAGGGGTACGACTGCACTCAGAGACGCCGTGGACGAGGTGTGGAGCCTCAAGAAGCCCTCCGATAAGGAAATGGAGCAGACAGGCCCCTCCTGCCGCCTTATAGGCATCGAGAAGAGCCGTGCAGGCCGTGGCGGCAGCAAGCTGCTGCTCAAGATGCTCGACGACCTGACGTTCGAGCTCAAGGACTACGTGGAGATGGTCGTGGAGAGCGGTTCACCGGCTTCCGTGGTGGATCGGGTACTCCAGCGCCTTCGTGTGGCTTCTAAGGCCGGAGAGGGGCGTACTAGGACCGAGCTCAACTCTGACCCTCTGTGCGGCGGCAGCGTCGGCGGTATCAAAAAGGCGCTCCAGCGTTTGGAGTGTCGTGGGTTAATCACAAGCAAAGAAGAAGGTAGTTCCATCAAGCCTGGAAATTTTGTGAAAAGGTACTTTGCTTTACTCTCGCGTGATATATATGAGAATATATGTCCCCCCTCCCCTAAAACCAGTCTGGGACTGGGTAGTCAGGGGGGACAACCCCCTACCGTGTCCCCCCTGAAATCCACTAAAAAAGAGGAAGCTGGAGCAGCTCCTGTACAACAAGCCGTCGAAGTGGCAAAGCAGGGGGGACACGAAAATAGGTGTCCCCCCTCAGACGCCATTGATAGCAACGATTTAACCAGGGGGGACAAAAATTTTGTAACCCCCCAAGGGAGCACACCTTACGTACTCCGTACAGACGCCGAATTGATGGCCATTCGAGAGGCTGCGGAAAAGTTCTGGGATAGGTAACCGTTCTGTGCTACAGTAAAGATCTGCGGCCTGTCGAAGCCGCTCCACCCTGCTTGCAGACTCATGACTACGGAACAACTTGAGACGTTGAACTCGGCTGTGGCTGAGCTGGTGCGTACCTACAGGGAGTACACAGCTACGACTGGCACCCAAGAACTCATCGAGTTCGAAGAGAACCACCCCCTGGCTGATTTGCTAGAGGATCTGGAGTTCTATGTAGATGAGGCCGGACTCCTTGGATAAAGTTAATGCTCCAGCTCATTACACGTTCGGGCGCGTCGAAGTAATTGACATCATCGAAGATGCGATTAGTCGTGCGCCCGATGCTGTACTGGGAAATTGCCAAGGCCACGTCCTACGTTATGTATTAAGAATGTGGGACAAAGATGATCCGATGCTAAATGCGTCTAAAGCGCGGTGGTATCTTGATCGCTTAATTAAACACCTGGATCGCTATGAACTGCCCGAAGTGTGACTCCGTTAGGATACGAACTATCAATACAAGGCACGATACCATTGAGTCGATTGTGCGAAATCGTAAGTGTTTAAGATGTGAACATAAGTGGTTTACTTGTGAGATAGACTTGCCGCGTCACGCTGTTAAATGGGGTGATGCGGCATCACTAAAGCGCGTTGAAGGTTACCGTAAAGTAGTTTTTAGTTGATATGGAACCATCCTGGCGGCAGTTATCTGTAATTCCTGAGTCGGTACTCAAGGCGTCGGTACTAAAGGCAGTTGGGGTAACACCCACTGCCGCCGGGATCAGCCGTACATTTGACGGCGGTAGTTTTAAGGTGTTTGCTAATGTCCACCCTGGCACTCATAACACCGAGGGCATCTGGTTTACGTTGTACCAGGACACTGGGACAAAGTTGTTTACTAACCACAAGGAACTGTTAAAGCTTTTGCGGGCCTCGCCTGGTACTGCTACCGGTGATGCTTTGCGGGCTTGGTTTGCGTATTATTTAGCTCCAGTGCCTTAAGTGGTGTCTTTTCTGCTACAGTAGAGCGGTATTCGCCCAACCAGGCATGACTGTTTTCTCTTCTGTTTCCGACTTGGCCACCCTTGCCAACGCCGTCACCATTGCTTTTGACTGTGAAACCACTCAGCTCCAGCCGCAGATGGGCAAGATGCGGTTGCTCCAGTTCGCTGCGCTGGATCGGCACCCTGTTGTGTTGGATTGTTGGGATCTAGACGACAAGGACTGGGAAAAGATTGCGGATTTCTTTGCAACTAAAAGGTTTTGGCTGGCGCATAACGCGGTCTTTGATGTCGGTTGGTTACAGGAACATGGCATTTACCCGAATGGCAGTATCTGCTGCACCATGTTGGCCAGCAGGCTGTTGACGAACGGGTTGCCGAATGTAAAGAATGGTTTACAACACGTCGTTAAGCGGTATCTCAAGTTCGACCTGCCTAAAGAAGAGCAGAAAAGTGATTGGTCGAAGGATTTAACGCCGTCCCAGCTTGCGTATGCGGCGGATGATGTTCGAGTTCTTACGTTGTTAGATGGACTATTAAACCAATTATTGGCTACGGCAAATTTGCATACGGCGTGGAGGTTGGAGTGCGACGCGATTCCGGCGATGGCGCAGTTGTGGCGCACTGGATTGCCGTTTGATCGTTCCATGCTGGATGCGGTGCAGGCTGATCTTGCCGAGGAACATGTTGCATTAGGTGAACAGTTCTTGACAGATTTGGATAAGGCGTTGCCTGAGGATTACAAGTTGCCGCGTGATCCAGACGGTAAGTTGAATACGCGCCCCAAAGCCACGGGGACTATTAAGAAAGGTAACAGAATGCCTGCCGGGTTCAATTTGAACTCACCAGGGCAGTTGGGACGTGCTTTTGAGGCTGTGCTGGGGAAACCGCCGGTCGATTCTACAGGTAAGACCAGTGTGTCTCGCAACAGTTTGAGGCAGTACGCGGCGGATCATGCGGTGATTGCGTTGTATTTGAGATGGAAGCGGATCGAGAAGCGCAGACAGATGGTGCATACATTGCTGGGGTGTGTGGATGAAGAAGGGAGGATTCGTGCCAGCTATATGCAGATGGGGGCGGATACCGGAAGGATGAGTTGTATGCAGCCGAATTTGCAGCAAGTTCCGAGGGACGAGAGTTTTAGGTCCTGTGTGCAGGCACCGGAAGGAAAGTTATTGGTTGTTGCTGACTTTGCACAGATGGAGTTAAGACTTGCGGCGGCAGAGGCAAAAGATACGGTGATGATTAATGCGTTTAAGGAAGGGCAGGATCTCCACACGCTTACCGCTATGAGTATCTACGACGTGGAGGAAGATGAAGTGACTAAGGAGCAGCGCCAGATAGCCAAGTCAGCCAACTTTGGTCTCTTGTTTGGATCTGGTGCAAAGGGTTTGCGTGAATACGCTGGTGCGTCAGGTATTCAAATGGATCTGGATGAGGCAAAGGAAATTCGAGAGGCGTTCCATCGGATTTATCCAGGTATTGATGCGTGGCAAAAGCAATGTGCCATGCAGGCGGATAAAGCTTCTGATCAAGCAGCGATAAATGTCAGGATTTCCGGGATGCGGCGTTTTCTGATTGGTGAAAATAACAAGCTCACCACGCGCTGTAATACTCCAGTGCAGGGTGCTGGGGCGGCGGTTATGAAGCGGGCGTTGGCTTTGTTATGGAGGCATCTTGCAAATACAGATGAGGATGAAGCCAAACTTGCAGGAGTTGTACATGACGAAGTGATTTTGGAAGTTGCGGAAGGTGCTGAGGAGAAGTGGGCGGCATTACTTACAGAGGCGATGGAAGGTGCGGAAGCAGTATGGTTGGGCGATGTCCCAGCCGTTGCGGAGGCAAGATGGGGGAAGAGTTGGGCACAGGCGAAATAATGCGTAAAGAGGTTGTGGGGAATTTACTTCGTGTACTTCCCCGCTCCACTACTGGCGATATTCAACGCGCCACGCAGTTTTTAGAGTGGGCTTTTGATGTGCGGGCTGGATGCCGCAAGCAACGTAGTGCCGCACGGAAGAGGCAAGGGTTGTAGAGTGCTACAATAATCCATACGGTAAAAGGTCATGCCTCTAAAACATGGGAACAAGCGGTATATGCAGGTGCTGCTTGATAACGCTCGCTACGAATTGCTGGAACGCTACGCTGCTACTGCCAACATGCGTGTCACTGCGTTAGCCAGGCAAGCTGTTTACCAGTGGCTTGAAAAGAATTGCTCTGAGTACAAGGAAGCTGCTGCTGCGGATCAGGCGCAATGGGCTGCGTCTGTAAAGAATCGTATAGCTGGAAAGAAAGTGAAGAAGTTAGAAGGTGAAGTGTAGTGTGCTACTCTATAACCGCACGAGTTCGGTGTTATGGATTCTTTTGGCGTTTACCTCAAGGAGATTGCTAGGTATCCGCTGTTGAACGGTACGCAGGAGATCGAGCTGTTTCGTTCCATCTCTGCTGCGGCTGTCTTGCAGGACAGTACAGAACCTCTTACGAAGCAGCAGCAACGTACCGTTAAGCGTGGTGCGTTGGCAAAGCAGCGTCTTATTAATAGCAATTTGAGGCTTGTTGTGCATATAGCCAAAAGATATACCGGGGTTGCTAAGAATTTGGATATGCTCGATCTTGTGCAAGAAGGTACGTTAGGTTTGATACGGGCGGCTGAAACTTTTGATGGCGCTCGCGGGTATAAGTTCTCCACTTATGCGTACTGGTGGGTGCGCCAAGCTATTCAGCGCGGTATAGATACGAAGAGCCGCACAATACGTGTTCCAGTTCACATGGCGGAGTTGTTTAGTAAGTTGCGCAAACTTAAGCACGAGCTGGGAATGACGCTTGGTAGGAAACCTACTAAGCAGGAATTGGCAGATGGACTGGGCGTGACGTTAGAGAGGTTGAACGAAATTGTACTTAAGGCGTGTGCTGTTGTTTCATTGGACCAGAAGATTTCGCAGAAAGATGGGGAAACTACGTTAGGTGATGTTATTGCTGACGATAAAGAAGTTATGTATGAAGATACGTTGGATGAGATTAATTCACAAGAGGCGTTTGAAGTGATTATGCAATGTATTGATCAGCTGGGCGCACGACATCGGTATGTTTTATTACACAGACTTGGTATGGATGGGTACGAGTTTAAGACGTTGACCCAGATCGGAGTGGACCTGGACCTTAGTAGGGAGAGGGTGCGGCAGGTGTACGATCAATCAATCAACAAGTTGCGGCGTGTTCTCAAAATTCATAAGCATTTCTCGCATTTCGAGTTCGGCGATGTGACGGGTAGCGTTCTTGATAATCTCCGAGTATGAGTAGTTTTGGCGGAGTAGCATTACTGCTAAGTCTGAAACTTGTTGCAAATCTTTACACGCGCGTAGGGAGCGGACTTGGGTTTCCAGGCGGAGTTCGTCGTTAAGAGTTACGGTGGGGATTAGCCAATTGGCCCAGGTCATAAGCAGACTTGGTAATGCGCTCCAGTATAGATGTGTGGATCAGCCTGTTTGTAGTGTTGTTAATAGCGATCGGGGAAGTCTGTGGCGAGTGGAGGGTCGGGGGGTTGTCGCGGAACATTGTCAATTGTGGCAAGCTCTATGGAAGTGGCAAATTGATTACGATACTCAACAGGAAAATGTGCATAAGCTTGCCCTGCAATCCAGCGGCGTAAACGTGCTTCCCGTAGAGGACAGTACCAGGCCCGTTCAATGAACCACTCGAACACGGGATGTGAAGATTTGTGACTATTGCAGCTTAGGCAGCAGGCCACGAGGTTGGTGGCTTGGGTTTCGCCACCTTTTGAGCGGGGGATGATGTGATCGAGCGTGGCGTTGCGGCCTAGTACCTCGTCGCAGTAGGCGCAACGACCTCCCCAGGCCGCAATGATGGTTTTGCGGAAGCGGTGTTTTGTGACTTTTTTGGGAACAAGTTCGGTGCCGTCGATGTGATGATCCACTGGTTCCCGCTACGGTTTTGGTTAGATGTACATAAAGCGAACGCCTAACTCATCTCACCTCATGGCTTCACCAGTAGCGCCCAACCAGTACTAGCGCCATCTGGCATCCAACGGCGATTGAAGCGTTCTCGGCTGTACTTAATACCAGCACCACCGGTATTTTTGACATAGCCACCATTAACGAGATCAGCCTCGCCATTTGGATCGTTCAGTATCCAATGTTCAGCAGTAAACCCAATGACGACGCTCCAGTGCCCGCCCCCACTTGGTGAATTACTAGGCCCCTGGTGAAGCCAACCCACCGCAACGGGCCTCCCAGCACGTAACTCAAGCTCCAGCAAACCTGGGGCGCAGTTAGTCGCGAACCGGGCTTGTAAACCTAAAGAACGCAACGCTGCAAGTTGCGCTTGGCTATCGGTCGTATCGCCAAACTTGCCACGGATGGCATTATATTCATCATCGCTCTTCACTTTGCCGTAAAACTTAGCAATCATCGCGCAGCTACTGGAGAAACATTCTCTATAACCAGTGCCACTTTTGTTATCATTTTGCGCCTCATAGGGCACTTTCAGTAGCACTGATGTTGCCTTTTGGCTGATGCCCCAGAGTTTTGCCTCGGCTTCACGTCTACGGCGGAGGCCAGGTTCTGCTGATGTACCAGCATTTACGTATAGCATCAATGCCGCTGGCACTGCGTCGTAATCCGACTCGCGCAAGCATTTGCTTATAGTTACGAAATCTGCACTACCGCAAAAATGCCAACCTACGTTATAGGCAAACGAGATCAACGCATTTTGACGGTTTGCCGTTAATGTCTTCCAACCTGGTATTGTTTTTGCTAATGCCGGTACAACCTGAGTTTCTAGCATGTTATCCAGCAATCCATCAGCAGCATCGCGTGTGATGGTATCGCCGATTTTTACTGCTGCGCCATCAGGCCATCTAGTGGTGCCCCAGCCGATGGTTGGCACACCGGCAGGACAAATGTATGCTACATCACTAAAACCTTCAAACTCGCGGATTAGCGCACTGGCTTGCTGCCATGCCAATGCTGCCTTGGGTTTTGGGTCAGCCCTGAATTTGCTTAGAAATTCCTGCTGCTCATCTGGCGCTAGTAGCTCCCATGCCCAGGACCATGCAGCCATTTGGTGGGGCAATGGCGCGGGTCTGCTGGTGGCACGTGCCGCCTTTACAAAATTACTCACTTTTTAACCAGTGGTGTGATGATGCCAGCAAGAATTTCAATAGCGCGGTAGATTTTCACAAACAGCGCGGTGTAACGGCCTAGCCTGTCGTTGTCTTTTGGCGTTGGTGTCAGGTTTACCACTGCCACGGCTGTAGCGTGTACGCCGATTGCGGCGGCTGTATATGAAGCGATGGATTCAGGAGTGATAATCATGGCAGTAGTTAACGCACCTCTAGTTTACTGACGCGGTTTTCGACTTGATTAAGGCGCTGGAACATCTCCTTGTTGCTCTCTTTTATATCAATATGCAAAGTCTCAAGCGATGCACCAATATGCTCCACGGCGCTGGTGAGGCGCACGATAGCGGCAGATGCCTCCTCATTCCTACGGCTGTAGCCAAATATGCCCATCGCCGCCACACTGATGCTTGCCCCTGCAATTGCTGCTACTAGCTCGATCATGGGCAGTAGGGGCAATGGGTCTCAACTATGCGCCTAGTCTAGCCGGCACCCTTGCTAAACCCGTCGATTTCTACGGAAATAAACGCAGTAGAGGTTTCGCGGTCAATGGACATAAAGCCTTGGCAAACAATATTGTAATCAGCGCCATTAGCATCTTTTTCGCTTTTTATAGGAGCTGAAATATCTAAATTTTTAAAAAGGTATTCCTTGCCATCTTCAAAAACTCGCC